TGTCTATATTACGAATACGCTCTTCAAAGTTCTGCGTAATGTTTTGGAATCGTTCATCTAACGTTACAGAACGACTGTCGCCTAAAAACTCGTCAATATCCATCACATTATTTTGCAAGTCCGCTAACATTCCCGCATGACTACCTGTTACGGTGTCTAACTTAATCTCAACCGCATCCGCATGAGCCTTAGACTGTTCTTCTGCGTAACGTTTAGCTTGTTCAACCGCATCAGTATAGCCTTGTTCGAGTTCGTTTCTTGTCGTGTCTACTGCCGTCGTAATCTCTTGCTCAATGCGAGCGTAGTTTTCTTCGGCTTGACGATAGGCTTCTGCCACGTCTGCATCAAAGGCTTCCGTCCAGTCGTTAAGCGCTTGATTAAACTCTGCTTCCATTCGAGCTCTGTCGGCTTCTACTTCCGCTAAGATGTCGATTTTGGCTTGTTCAAATTCATTTCTGAAAGCTATAGCTTGTGCATTAAACCATGCATCGAAATCTTCTTTTAACTGTGTAATTAAAGACCTAGCATCTCTATTTGCACGTTTAATCTGTGAGTTTAGTCGTTTCAGTTGTCGATTTTTAAAGTGTTTGAAATCACCTAGTGTGAGTTTTGATAGCGACGGATCTAATAAGTTGTGTTCAATCTTTTCTACACGTGCTTGTTTAACAATGCCTGCACGTTTATAGATGATAGCAACTCCATCACCAAGATTAAGATTGCCTATCTTAGCAATGTTCGTCGTCCAAGTGGCTTTAGGCACACAGTTTTCTAATAACCACTGGTAAGTAGCATTTGCTAACTCAACTGGATTTTCTATATTCTCAAAGACAACTTCTGGTGCAATTCTCGGTTTTATTTCACCATTTTCATAAAAGCCGTATTCTTGTGTTGCAGAAGGTATTTCAATCCAGTTTTGACCTTTTGGTTTTTGAATACCATCTTTACTCCACTCAATACCGTCAAACTCTAGACGTGGACCATAACCATCACCTGCTTCTTCACCACGCCCACGACCCACTGCCGCAGTGTAGATTTCAGATTCATCTTGTTCCTGTATGAGTGATAGTATATTTGTACCGTAAGCAAAGCGCTCACCAGTCCAACGACCGATTGCCTTTTTCATGATGATATTCTTACTCACTATTTTTTGACCATCAAATTTCACTTCATAGTCAAATTCAACACCAAAAGTTTCAATGAGCTTGTTCCATGCGTTTGTCACACTATCACGATAAAAGTTGATGTCATGACGATCAGTTACATCGTAGTCTGTTACATGCCATCCAATCGCATTAAATGCAACATCTGCAGCCGCTTTAGCTTCACTATCTCTAAAACGTCTATCGTGGATGTTACCTAAAGCTTTTGCTTCATCAAAAAAGATGTGAACCGCATCTATAATTAAACGTTCACCACGTTCGTCTGCAGTTAGGTTTGTACCGTATATCTTGTATATTTGAAATCGTTTTTGAACATCATAGTGTCCGACAAACGTTGCATCTTCCACTAGTTTTTTATAGTTTGTTTCTCGTCTATCTTTATCTACATAAAAAGACGGCATCTCAGCTGTGAGCTGATAGACACCGTTTCTTTCTACTGTTTGAGTTGCACTGATAATATGCTTTCTAGGCACAATCCGTTGCAACTCTTTCTTTTTGTTAAATAAATAAATCATAATACAACACCTCTATATCTAATCTGAATACTTTTCGGTGTTGGTGTAACAACGATTTGGTCACCGTCTTTGATTAAAAACTCTTCTAAATCAGATGAGAAGTTTAGTCCGTCCATAGCGTTCACTTCATCAACAGACTTAGTCACTAATTGCCTAGCGACATCAATTTGATAACGATCTGCAACTAAATCATGCTTGTAGTTTATATTCATGTCTGTTGTTGTATTACGCATAGACCATTGTTTTACACCTGTTTCAAATACCAGTCTAATTCTAGGTTCTACAGGAACTTTTGAATCTATAGATAGACGTTGAGCGTTAGTATAGTCAATCACTCGTTCTTGTTTATACTTCACTGGATTGTGCCATAAAAAGCTCAAATTCATACGATATGCACTCGCTTGTTGTACAACACTCGCTTCTTCAAATTCCACATAGTAAGTAAATTCTTGTTCGTCTTTGAATGTGATATAGTTTGTATTCTTTAATCTCAGATTAAATTCATTCAAGAAGTTTTTGAACACTGATTCATCTTTAACATCGATTAGCAATTCTACATCAATCGTTTTTGCTTTCATGCGCTTACTCATAATCATAGAACCATCAAACTTAGCAGGTGTTTCTGTTGAAATGTCATAAGCATTTGTTAAACGACCGTCTACATTGACTGTTTCTATTCTCAAATAATCATTCGAGTAATAACTATCAACGTTCCGACCATTTACAAGCAAAGAAAAAGACGAAGGCACATGGAGTTCCCCCGTGCGTTCGCCTGGTCTTTCATATTCAACTTCAAACATTAATAAGCACCTCCTAAGTACGATTCTTCAAGATTTGTGACCCTTGTATTCTCATGGTTAATATCTTCTGCAAAAGCCCTGTATGAGCGGTTACCAAGGTTAAGATTGATGTTGGCGTTTTGGTTGATTTCAATGCCACGCTCAATATCATCTTGTACACTATGTCTAATGTTTTGATTAATTGAGCCGATTTGACTGTCTATATCAGCAGTCGTCGTTAAGTCAGGTGCAAACGAATCCGTCATATCTTTAGCCACATCTGTTACTGCACCGACTGCACGACTAGCCATGCGGTTAATACCGATTTCCAGTCCTTGCATAGTGTACTCACCGAATGAACGGAATACTCGTGATGGAGAGTTTATACCTAGTAGGTTCTTAGCGCCTGCTATGGCATCACTAACAACACCTTTCGCAGCGTTTATAGCTGAACTTGCCATACTCTTAATACCATTTATCAATCCACGTATTAAGTCAGCACCTGCGCTAACCATGTCACCGACAAAGCCTGAGACTGCGGATACAATATTGCTACCCATAGTTGTTACTGCACTCACCGCATTTGCACCACCACTTATGATTGCAGACACAAATTCTGACATTGCAGATATGATAGCAGACACGATTTGAGCCCCAAAGGACACGATAGCACTGATTCCTGATGCGATAAAACTTGAAATAGTACTCAGAGCATTAGCTGTTCCACTGGCAATAGAACTCACGAAATTAGCCATTGCACTAACGATTGTGGAGACAATTTGCGCTCCAAAACTGATGATTGCACTGATTCCTGATGCGATGAATGATGCAATCGAGCTAATCGCACTCGCTAAACCACTTGCAATACTGGACACGAATGATGCCATTGTTGAAGCAATACTACTGATGATGCTTGCACCAAAGCTAATGATGCTAGAAATCACGTTCGCTATCCACGTTGTAAAGTTTGTAAATGCTGTAGCGAGATTTGTCGCAATTGCAGTTGCAAACTGAACTAATGCTGTTGTGATTGTGGTCACTAGATTTACACCGAATTGTATAATGCTTGTTATGACATTAGTTATCCAAGTGATGAAATTATTGTATGCAGTCGTTAAGTTAGTCAAAATTGCAGTAGCGAATTGAATTAATGCATTAGTAATAGTAGTCACTAAATTTATTCCAAAATCGATAATGCCTGTAATTATGTCTGAAATCCATGTTGTAAATGCGGTTTTAGCTTCAAGTAATTTTGTGAGAATAATTAAACCGAAAGCCATTAAAGCTGTTCTTATACTTTCTACAACTCCAGTTCCCCACTCAACGAAAGCGGTAATAACTTCTGAAATCCAAGTCGTGATTGCAGTCCAAGTTTGAGCTAATCCTTCCGTAATGATCGTAACAATCGTATTCCAAGCTGCTTCAAATATTCCCTGTCCTTGTTCTCTAAATTGATTAAAAGTTTCGATGATTAATGCAATTCTTTCTTGAATGAATGTGGTCACGAACTCCCAAACTGTGTTTACAATATTGCGGAATCCTTCTACCTTTTGATACAGCATAATGAAGCCTGCAACAAGTGCAACGATACCTGCTATTACTATGCTTATCGGTCCACCTAGGAAAGCTAGCACTGTACCTAAAAGAGAAATTGCACCTTTAACAATCCCAACAACGTTGAATATTCTGAGTAATAAACCGATAAATGGTAAAACTACTTTAGTAACCGCCAATATAGCAGGTACTAACATCATAAATATTCCAGCTAGAGTGATAATCACTCCGATAATTTGTGCAATTATTGGATGAGCTTTGAATAATTCTGATATCCAAGCAGTGATTGAAGTCACTACATTGAGTACAATCTGTGCAATCGGTGCCATGGCAGTTGCGAAGTTGACAACCATCATCACGATGTTTCCAATCAAACTTACTACAGTTGGTCCATTAGTTTGGATATAGTCGATAAACTTCTGGAATCCGTCAGACTCTTTAATTGTCGATGACCATTCTCTGAATCGTTCCATCATGTCTTGTAAACCATCTAGTACAGTTGAACTATTTTCACCGAATGCAGCGAACAAATCTATGACACCAAGGAAAAAGTCTCCAAATATCTTACCTATTTTAGGCATGTTTTCTTGAACATAAGATATAAACTCATGGAAACCATTCGTTTCAGCCATTCTGCCTGCCCATTCTGCAAATTGAGTACCTAAGTTATTAAATCCTTCTGCTACCCATTCGATTAATGGCATCGCTGCGTTCATAGTGTCGATTAAACCTTGTCCGAATCGTCCTAGTCCACGAATTATGTTCTCGAATACTGCTGTACCTTTTGAGTTCATGTTATCGAAGAATCTAAGCATTGTTGGCGACTCTTGCACGAATGCTTTCAGCTCATTTGTCATTCTCGTCATGGAATCGACCACTTGGTTTATGAATGGTGTTAGACCTTCCAATGCGAATTGAGCAGCGTATATTGCTTGACCCATTTGCATGAATATCTTGTCGATATTTTGATCCACTATTCCATTCCATACAGATTTAATGCTTTCTAAAGCACGACTAAATGCATTAGATGCTTCTGTTGCTTCAAACGCCTCATCGTTGTACCTAGCTAATACTGATGCAACGAGTCCACCGTAAGCCGCAGCACCACCAAAGGCAATACCCACTGCGCCGACGAACGCTAGTAAGTTACCTGCTGTTACACCAATCGCATTACCGAGTGCCATAACAGCAGATGTTAGCCCTGCGATAATCGGAATTAATGCACTGAATGAAGCGACCAAGCTACCACGAATCATATTTCCAAGCACTGTACCCACTGCTGATATCATTTTCGCTAGTCTCATGAGTTCGTTTTGGAAGTTATCGTTCATTCTATCTACTTCTGTGACGAAGTTTCTCAAACCATCACGCTTTATTTCAACTCTACCAATTATTGGTTTTACAAATTTACGTTTAAAACGTGTGAATACACTATCGATTACTTTAAATTCTTTAACGAAAGCACCTGAGTCTATGTCGTGCCATCTACCTTTTGCATCTTGATAGTGTTTATCGAAATCAATTACAGACTTCTTTGCACCAAAGATAGCTTCTCTAAAGTTAGAAGCATCCCCAAGAATACGTTTAGTTATTGAGTTGGACTGAAAACGTTTAGACAATGCTTCTGCTTGCAACAATCTACGTCTAAAACGACTGATGTCTGCTTCTACCTCTGTTTCAATCTCATTAGGAAATGATATAGCTTGTGCTTGTGCGCGTTTTAAATCACGCTCGAAATCACGGGTGTTTGCCATGATTTCCGCAACAAATCTAGAAACGTTATCCATCGCCCCACTCCTTTCTTATTTATCTATTTTGATTTTTTCTTATCTAGCCAACGTTGCAACGCTTTTTGTTGTACCATTCTAGTGGCACGTGCATGCTTACGTTTTTGTTTTTTATCATACTCATAGCTTGATTTAGATTGATTGATCAACGCACGTTCTTCTTCAATCTTCTTACTAATTTGTTTAACGTTCTTACCATTATTCAACTGAGCAAACATGATTGATTGAGTACGCATATCCTCTAAACCATCTAATCGTCTATGCCTAGCACCTTTTATCATCTGTTCCCACTCGTGTGGAGTGAGGAGTTCTAATTCAGGTACAGGAATATAACCGATTAGTTGTATGGTCTTTTCAATTACATAGTCGAAATCTAAGCCTTGTTGTTGTACGGTGGTTTGCCTGTTATTTCTTCGTACAGTTCCACGAACAGTTCCTGAGACTCCTTCGCTTTCTCTTTTTCTTCGCCTTTCTTCGTCTGAGATGAACGTTTCATCATAAACCACAGGGTTTGCAATTTTCCCTTGTAATATCCATCTTCATTTAACATGCGTAGCGCACCAACGAAGTATGGTTTTAAATCACCTGTCTCAGCTGCAATGTCCTCAATTGTTGTTGCAATTTCTTCAAAAGACGGCTGCTCTTTTAAATAATGAGAAGTGGCACTATGCCAAAATTCAATGAGTTTATCTGGATCTTGTTGCATCAAGCCCATGAAGATGGAAGTTACGCCATCTGTTTCTAACTTTTTACCTGTTTCTTCGTCTACTTCATTAGTAGCGTACTTCTTAGCTGTTTTACCAAATAAATAAGTACCTTTAGCTTTAAAAATCTTGTCATTAATTCTAATTTCAGTAATTGATTCAGTCATGTTTTACAAATCCCTTCAAAATAGATAAATAAAAAAGAGTGGCATACGCCACTCCATGTTTTAAACGTTCTGTGATTCAACTTCTTCTAAGTTACCTGTTTCTTGTCCAATCGTTTCATAAGCAACTTGACCTGCTAGTGATGGATCTAGAATTTCATCTGGTAGCTTAGGTTCTTCGCCATCAGCTGAGTTCAATTTAACTTTTAGAGATACTTCGATGTTATCTTCTTCATCATCCACACTTAATGAACGTGATTCTGGAATAACATATGCAAATGTTGAGTTGTGTTTAGCATCTAAGTCACTGCCAATTACAGTGTTGTCGATAATCCAGAATCGCATTTGACGACCGTGTTTACATGCTTCTTTGAAGTCTCTATCTGCGCTAAATGTTGGGTCGTAAGGGAAAGTCACTGAGATTGTTTCTTCAACTACCCCGCCACTCCAATCTTTGCGGTTGCCTTTGATTGATTCTCTTAATTCATTCTCCATCTCATGTGAGAATTCGCTTGTACCTGTGAGTACATAGTTTTCTGCAGTTGCTTCTGCAGTCGGTACATCTGCAGGAATACCAAGTAATGTCCATTTATCTACTGCCATTTAACTCATCCTTTCAAATAATAGTTTATGACGAACCGTATACACCAATCTCAAAACACCATGTGATGTTTTGTTATCGATATCGTTCATCACTTGTTCGTTTGATAATCTAACTTTTGTTATTTCATAACCATTCAATACGAACGGTTTTTGCTTTGCGTGATATTTCATTAATCGCATTAATTCACGGCACTCAGGCTTACTATCAGCGTATATATGCATCTGGACTGCAATGTCTTCATGCATGCCTGTAGACGATTCAGATTCGATTACATCTGTCTCACCGACAATTGTATAAGGCTTAACCAAGTCCATCTTCATGCCGTCATATATACCAGTCACTCTAGCTTTCAGCGGTGACTGTAGTAAGTGATTGAACAATGCGTTGTATAACGGCTCATGAGCAGATACCCAGTTACTCATACAGCCACCTCCTAGTTGCTAAAGTAGTTTTTGAAATACTTCCTTGCTATATCTAATGACGGGAACCAGAAAGGTTGAGCGACCATTCCGTAAGTGGTATAGAACTGTCCGTCTTTGTAGTAAGTCCATGGTATTTTCTTAGCACGTGAGCCTTTTGTTGCGTGGACACCAGTTCCAAACTCCACGTACACCGCATAAAAAGCTGAGACAAATACAGTAGCTTTTAATCCGCTTACTTCCGACTGAATACTTGCTTTCAAGTTACCTTCGTCTACAGGCGCTCTTGAACTCGCTTCTGTATTTAGTAATTGTGCAGTCTCAGCCACACCGCGTTTTGCGTTCTCAACACCTTTATCACTAAACGCTTGCAACGCTCTAGCCAAGTTATTCCTAGCCATTCGCAACACGCCTAACTGGTGCAGAAGCAATCTCATGTTGTCCACCCTGATCTTGTAGGTCGCCAACGAACTCATAGCGTTCACCATCGTAAATAAAAACGTCTAGACGAGTAATATCCGCACCGTAAGGCACGTACAGAACTCTATCTAGACGTATATCTAAACTATGGTAATTCGCTTGCTGAGATGTGCTAGGCGTGTCCATGAACGCTTTTAAATCGTGTGTGGATGTGTTCTCTGTCTTAACAGGTGGATAAACTGTGTCGTCCACAATACGCTCTGTACGCTCAACTGTGATTGCGTGAGGGAATTCATTTAAAGACATGAAATCTCGCCTTCTTTCGCACCATAAACCTATCTAGTAGGCTCATTAAGTGCTTAGGATACGTATCCTCATAATCTTTAAATGTGTAGCTCACAGTACCCATAGAACGTGATTTGAGGTTACCTTTCACATCCGCCCGTTGGTTATGCTCAATGACACCAGCAATAAACTTAGCAATAGCAAAAGGATAGCTCTCAAACCCTTCTAAATCGTTGTTCGTGATGTACTTCACATCGTCTAAGAGGTCTAGCACATCTTTCTCGAACAGTGCTATATTGTCATCAGGAATACTGACATTATTCGCATCAAGTATTTCCCTTACTTCCGCTACGAGAGTTTGTGACATTTAATCACTCCTCTTCTTTTTTAGTCGCCTTCTTACGTGTAGGCTTCACTTCTTTATAACCTTTCGGTGCATAAACCACTCTATGCGCCTTTTCAGTTACTTCCAGAGTGTTGCCGTCTTTTTCAACTTTAATTAGTTTAGACATTTAATCACTCCTATATTTTTTATACTCCAGCATCTACTGCAGGTGTCAGCGCTGCGAAAGCATCTGGCTTAACGTTCATGAATGCTACATGCATTGTTGCACGTAATGCGAACATATCACGTTCAAACAGTGATACAGGCTGTCCTGATGCATCGTCAGCAGTTAAAGTAGTCAGTGTCGCATCTTCTGATACAGCATACTCGATACCTTGTAAGATACCGTAACGTGCATAATCCCAATCTCCGAATAATGCTTGCGCTTGGTCTTTGTCGAATGAAGCGCCTTGTGTGTATGCAATTGGTAAACCTAATAACTCGTTAGACTGTCCATCGAATAATGGACGACCGTTTGTGTCAGCTTCTCCACGCATTTTTCCGCGGAATGAACGAGTTGTAAGAATACCGTTTGGATCGTGGTCATTTTCTTCAATCAGTGAGATAACACCATTTGCATCTTCGTACAAGTTACCTGTATCAGCAATAACGTTGCCTTCCTCTGTTGCACCAGTGAAGATGGCTTTACCTGATTCACCGTAAGGAGTATCTGTACCAAATAATGCTGCAGCATCAAATTTCTTGTAGAACGTTTCTGCAATTAATGGTGCAACTTCGTTAAAGAAGTCTTTCGCAGTGTAGCGTAAGAACTCTTTAGAAAGTGGGATGATGACACCGACCTTCTTAGCTTCCATTTCAGCTTGTAGGTACTGTGGTTTAGAAGTTTGAATACGTTCAGTTTCAGATACCCAGTAAGCACCTAAACCGTCTGCTAGGTACGTGAAAGTCTTTTTAGGTGCAGTCATTTCTTCTGCTTTCGCAAGTTGCATAACCGCTGAACCTCTCATAATGTCTTTAACAACTAAGTTGCCTTGCTCTTGTGGGATAAATCCTGTTTTTGCATCCTGTAATAGGACGTTATCAGGTGTGTAATTAGGTACTGCCATAGTTAATCGTCTCCTTTAATATTTATTTCTGATATTGGCTTCTTCAGCCATTTCTTTGAATGATTGAGTTTTTGGAGCAGTGTGTCCTGCACCATCTTTGACATCTCTTCCATTTTCTTTGAACTTCTGTTCAACTTGCGCTTGTACAGTTGCATCGAGTTTCTCTTTAAACGTGTCTAAATTAGCACTTGTCGTTTCTTCGTCATCACCGATGAAAAAGTTGACTAAATCAGTTGGCAACGACTTCTCTTGCGCTAATTTAATCGCTTTGTTTTCTAGCGATGTACGTTTAGCTTGTTTGTCACGATTCTCTAATTCTTCTTCCAATTTACGGATACGTTTCTGTTCTTCCGTCTCCTCTGGATTTCTTTTTGCAACTTCCTCATCCACGATAGTTTGTAAGTTGTTGTCTTTCCAAGTTTGTAGAGACTTTGCGTGATAACGATCTAAAATCGGTTGGAGAATTTTCTTGCCTTCGTCTGTATCTAAATAACTTCTTACGTCATCATCTGATACCGTCTTGAATTCATTTATTACAGACTGAACATCTGAGTTACCTTTGTTATCTTCTAAATACTGTCTAACTTCCTGTAAATCCATAATGATTTACTCCTTTCAACCACCATGTACGTATAGTCCATAGTGTTTGCATAAATTTACGTAAAGATACGCATTAAAAATAGACCTTTTAACGTCTTGTCTAGGACGAGCTGTAGTTACAGCTATTAAGATACTGGCATTGCTGATGAGTTATTGTTCGTCATCATAGCCCAGACCACCTCCTTAATGAGTTTTAGTGCTTGTATTAATAAAGCATCACTCCCTTCAGTGGTCTATTTATCCTTTGTTTCATTCCATTTCTGTAAATCTTCTCGTTGCTTTTCGCCGATTTTCATATTAATCATAGGATTACGTCTATTAATCTTCTTCAACTCTTTAGCAATCTCAGCAGTATTCCTTGCTATCTCTTTTAAGTATTGTTCACTTCTATCTTTCATTACTGACCACTCCTAACGATAATCAACGTACCGTCAAACGGATTTCTAATAACATAATCACCATTCGATAACTGCTTAGGTTCTACATCAATAATCATCTACATCACTCGCAATCCTTATGAGAATAATTAGATTAATCGCTATAAAAATAAGCAACATACCTTGAAAGTAGTTGCCTTGAATCATTACATTAATTGCAGATATTAAACTAAGAATTGCCATGAGCAGTAATAGAACCGTCGCTTCATTCCACACCATGTGATTTACTCCATTCTTCGTATGAAATGTAATCAATCAATGATGTGCTACCATCTTCATTCCTTGCACGTCTGACTGATGGCATCCGCCCATTCACTTTGAATAACTTCTTACACCTGCAATTAATATTCTGTTTTGCACTATCCACACCGACTAACAGACCAGGTGCTTTACCTGTAGAAAATCCAACTTTAAAATTACCATTTTCATCTTCTGTTTTACCGTCCATTTTACGATGTGAGGTTCTTGTTCTCATATCGAGTGTTGCATCCCAATAACCTTGTAACCTAGCACCATTATCTTTAGCGACTTGCGCAGCATCTTCGGTGGACTGACTGAGTGAGCGATGTCCTTCTGTTCTAGCGACAAGACGAGCTTGTCTAATACTTAAACCAACGTCTTGATTAATGGATTGTGCAATTTGATTGTAACCATTGCCTGCAAGTATACCTTGTGCAATGTGTCCTCTTATTTGGTCTAGCACACGTTTTCTGTGTCTTTCAAAAGTAGGTGCAAGCTTAATTAATTCAATCGGCTGTTGTAGTGCATCTTGTATTACTTTGGCACTTGGTGCAGTAAAGCTCATCTGTATACCTGATGTCTGCTCGTACATGTATAAACTTCGCATGTAGTTATTCAAGTAGACTGCGGTTTGACTGTAGATGATTAAGTTGATGATTTCTGAGTAATCGCCTTGTAGTAATTCTTCGATGCGTTCCATTTCTTTTTTGAATCGATTGTATTTATTAAACTCAGTCCATGTGACGTGTGGATCATCCGTTTGGTACTTCGCTAACATCTCTGCCATTGTTTGTTTAATATACTTCAAACGCCTAGCGAGAATTTTTTCTGTTTCTCGTTCAGCTTGTGCGATGAGACTATCAATCTTCTTGTCTATCTGTTCCTGTGTCATCATTGCCAGTCACCACCAGCTCATCATTCATTTTTTCGATTTCGTTTTCTGCATCTTCAATCAAGTTAGATAAATCATAACGAGAAGAGTCTGAAATTTGACCGTTTAACGTACTTAATACTTGCGCTTCTTCTAACTTATTGACTGGAATGTTACGTTTCCACTTGAAACTCACGTTTAAATAGTCTAAATCTCCACCAGAACGCTTACTTTTACGTTTCCATATGCTATACAACACTTTAAATTGATAACGCAGTGCGGCGGTCATTTTACGTTCAAACGTGATGCATTTATTTTCTAAAGCCATGAGCTTTAAGTGCATACCAATCACAGGTACGTTCCCGTTAAACTCATCACTGTTAAAGTTGACTGATTTAGCAAATCGCATGATGTTTTTTTCTAGTCTGTCTAGATGATTCTCAATCATGGTGTCATTCACATCTTTAGTTAGGTACTTCACATCCTGCTTTTCATCGTACAGTTCAAATGCACCAGATTCTTGCAAGTCTTGAATTTCATCTGAATCCATACCCAATCCACGTAACACCAGGTATGCTAATCGTGTTTGACTAATTTCAGATGATGCATCAGATAGTGTTCTATCGTAGCCATCTATTAGAGACAACACTCTTTCAGTATCTCCGATTAATTCTTCGTTGTTCGGTACACCGAACAATGGATTGTAATCAGATAAATGAGATTTTTTTCCTTTAAAGTGCATACTACGTTCTCCACCAACATAGGTGTGATAGTGTGATTTGTCATAAAAATCTGCATGCCACGTTTCTTTCTTAGTCGCCTCATCTACAACGGGGTAGTAATGCAAGCTATATTCAGGCTCTGACATATCTTCGCCTAAGAACATTACATTATACGGTTTAAGGTTCTTAATACGCTCATTGCCTTCTTTGTCGATGTAGATAATCCTTGCAGCATAGCCACATATCGCAGCCATCTTTCCAAGCTCAGAATCTTTATCAGGTACGTTGTTCATCAAGCTAAACTGTTGAATAAGTTTCGTTTCTTCATCATCTTCATCACGATAGACAATCGGCACACCATGCATGTAACCAACTCTTGTATCTACAATTTCCACATCAAACGCATTGTTAAGTTTGTTATTAACGAATTGGTCAATACGTTTCACATTTCCACCAGTTTCAAAATCCTCATACTGCTTAACAGGGTCGTGCCTAAAAACAGGAATTGCATCTTGTTTAGCTTGATAGCGTTCGTACAAGTTAAACATTCGCCTACGATTATCTTTATTTAGCTCAATCATCTGTTCTATATGTTTTGGCTGTACACCATTTTTTTTAATATCTTCAATCAGATCTGGTACGTTCATCTAGGCACCTCGTTTCATTTTATCTTTCTTACGTATACGTTCCATGCTGTAGCGTAACGCATCTAGAAAGTGGTTATATTCATCAATTGGTTTATTAATTGGCTCATCGTACTTGTTGGTGTCCCACACATAGTTTGATAGCTCATTGATTGCATTTACACATCTAGGATGTACAAATATGGTGTACTGCTGAATGTACTGAATGCCATTTTTAATACTGTCAGGACCTTTTTCAGCACGTGCAACCTTACGTAAACCGTACCGTCTTAAATCAACTATTGATTTAGGCTCTGCACTGTCTGCGATAATCAATTCCTTGCCATAACCTTTGTCAATTACTCGTTGAGCAATCTCATCGTTCAGTAATGCTTTTTCGTATAACTCATCAAAGATGTATAACTCTCTATTCGGTATATCTACTAAAGCACAACTTAGCGATGTCGGGTCGTTCGTAAATCCGAAGTCCATTCCAAAAGCAGATACAACGCCTGGTCGCTTACTGATTTCGTTAGTATCGAATAAGCGTTCATGCCAGTTTTCGTATATGCCACCTTCGGCAATTCCCCATTCTCCTAATCCTTCAATTTTGTATCGTCTAGGTGATTTTATTTTCATTTCTTCAAACAACGATATATCTGCATCATCCAAGAATTCATTACATAAATAGTTTGTTGTCTTAGTAAATACATTCGGACTGTCTGATTTAAAGAATCGCTTATTTAACCAATGCTTTTCACTCCACGGGTTAAACGTCAAAGTAATTTGTTTGAACAATCCGCCTGTATCACCACGGATTGACATATCTATCTTGTTGAAGTCATCCTCTTTTCTGACTTGGAACGCTTCTTCAAACCAAGCCCAACATAGATAACCATGTTCAACCGTCGCTGATGTCACACTCATTGGATCATCAAGCCCACGGAATAATATCTTCTGACCTGTAGAACGTCTTACAACTTCCATAGGAGAGACCTTCCAATCGAACTCATCATACACATGTAATTGCCGTGCAGCCCACTTTAACTGCGAGTAGGTACTATCCTTATGGTCTTTAAATACTTGTCTTATCACTAGTAGGTTCGCTTTCGGATACCTTATCATCCTGTACATAAAATTAAGAGCGGTTGTAGTAGACTTTTTGCTACCACGACCGCCCTTTAATACTCTATATCTATGCTCACTATTCCAAAAATCCCTATAGCCCTCTCCAACTACTTCTGATATTCGAACACTATTTGTAGTCGTCATATATATTCACACCACCAGAATGTTCAATCGACTGTTCTATCTTATCTCTGTACTTGTGAGGTAATCTATTCTTCAATGCAAAGATGAGGGATGTCGGATTGGCGTGCTCATATTTCCTCACAGTTACAATCTCGCCTTGGTTAGTTACAGTTTCTTCTTCGTAGTAGTAACCAGTTGCTCTCTTATGCAAAGCGTTCTCTAATTGATAGTCAGAAACCTCTTTACCCTTTTTTATGGCTGCCGAAAATGCCGGGTACTTATCTCTCCATGTTCTCATCGTCGAATAAGCAACACCTAAATTTTTAGCAATCTGCTCATCAGTTAGTCCATCACGTTTCCATCCTTCAACCAGATCTAACTTATCGTCAATCTCCATTTTTTCGTAATAACTTTTCCTAGCCAATCTCATCACCTCCTTGCAATATGTTTTATTTATTCAAAACCAACGGCAACCTAAAAAATATGAGTGAAGTGAGAGGTTACTCGTTGGTTTTCAACAAACAAAAAAGACACCTTAATTGGTGTCTGAGTAATGTTATAGCTTTATAAAATGTTTTAAATTCTCTTTATGCATAGATTTCTCTTTCTTTATTATCAATGTTTTCCCATTCGCATCTAAGTAAGTAACTTTATTTGGATGAGCTTCATATGGATCCCTTTCAAATGATACCTCAGATTTCATAGGCTTCTCATAATAATTACAGTTCAACTCTTCACCTTTATTTATAACTTCAACGAATGATTCATTTTCGACTTTAATTACAGCTCTGTCATCTTCTAAGAAAATAGCTTTTGCTTTATCGATATTTATATATTCTTGATTCAGCAAAGAATGTAGATCATCTGAAATATCAGCTTTGTCTAAGTGATAATCTATGTTCTTACTTTCTACTTTTTTTCCGCAACTAATATTAAATAATCCTAACAACTTTTGCCAATTACTGATAGATTTATCTTCCATTTTTAACACTCCCTTTATTTGATACATCCAATATACCAAATAAACCGCCCTTTCGGACGGTTCTAATCAAATATATGAGGGAGGACTCATGGCGTGAGTCGTTGGATGTGACGAGATTTAAACCTCACCGCATCCTCCCTTCCATTGTACAATACGTTCTCTCAAACCAGGTAACTTATCAAATTTATCAAGTAGTTTCTGTGGATAACTCTAATCTTTTAGTATTTCTGCTATCTCTAATTGAATCTGATGTACTCGTTGTGGTGTGCATTGTAGTATTTTGCTGATGTGTTCATAAGTATATCCTTTTAATCTATAGTGGAATACCAAACCAAGTTTTTCGTCTGAACGTTCAATAATTCTATCCCAGCGATTCTGAATATATAGAACCTTGTTCTGTATCCGATCAATACGTTTATCTCTTTTGATTTGTCGGTTCACTTTTCTAAAGACAGGGTCACTGTTTCCTCCAACTGCTTTCGGCATTGCTGCTTCAAGTCCATACATAGCGATATTGCCGCCAAGTATTTCATCATAGTATTCCTTATTGAGTTCTATTAAATGTTTGAGGTTTGAATGATAATTATTAATCAATTCCATAATCTTTTCGGTCGTATATTTAGTCGCATAACTCATAAATCATCTACACCTCTTTTAAGTAGTCTAACGGTTTGCCTCCACCTGTTTTTATTAACGTGGCATGTTTTTTCATCCATTCATATGGAATGCTCTTACGGTCTGCTGTGCGCTCATATTCAAGGTATTTATCAATGGTCAGTCGATAACACTCTTTGTAATCAGTAAAATAGATGATTAGGAAAGCTAAGTGTCCGAGTTCCTGTACTTTCTGTAAGTAATTCTTTTGGTGTTCAGACACGTTATTAAATGGAAAACTTTTCTTAGCGGTTTGCTTAGCATCAAATGCAATGAATGGTCCATTATTGATGCATCCAATGTAATCTACAGTACTTTTCTGTTTATAGAACGCCTTACCTGTTCGTGTGTTGTAATTGATTGGTGTTGCTACCTTATCCACCAACGCAATATTCTTATTCTTATAAACAATGTTGGTGCGATCAATTATATCTTCGAGGAATTTCCCTCTGTTAGCGTATGTTCGTTGCAATCTTTATCACGTCCTAAATATCATCCTCGTCGTCATCTTCGATAGCGAACGTTGCTCTTAAAATGTGTAATAAATGCCTAGCTTTTTTTATGTCTGTTAAGTCAATGTCTGCTGATGATTTATATCCAGACAGTTCTTCAATCACTTCTTCATCTGTCATATCATTGATTGGTTTCATCATTATCAATCTCCACTTCGCAAAAAACATTGTATTTAAAATTAGTTACTTCTTCTCGTAAAATAGAGATATTATCTTCGACTAAAGCAAAATTTATTTTAATAAACTCTTCAGAAGGGCTTTCTCTTGTATTGTTTATCCCGAATTCTAATAAGTCTATTAAATTCCTCATATGTTGTATTTGGTATTTAGCGTACTCAGCGTTCAAAATAGTTTCGGTTTCTTTACTCATCTTTATTCCTCCCTAATATTTCTTTCATTTTATCAACTATCGTCTTATCTCCACTGGTCTGTTCCGTCGAACCAGGCACTACCGATGCACCTCGTCTGTACTACCAAAGCCATTCGTTCCTCTATCGCTCTGAGTGCGGAATTGGTCTACAATCTCTAACGATGGAGTCACTATTGGTACGATGACTAATTGGGCAATTTTATCACCTTTGTTAATCAAATAAGACTTACCTTCCGCTAAATCAAAAGGATTACCATTCTTAACTTTCTCATTTTTGACATCATATAAAAGTGGCTCATATGATTGTTCTAAAGTGTGGTTGTTTTGAATGATATTAAATTCAGGTTTCTGTGAATCATTCTTAATATTTATCTTCATTTCTCCAGTAAACCCTGCATCAATCTTCCCAGTCTCAATCACTAAATCTGTTTTACTTGATACACCAGATCGTGATGTTAAAAATCCAACATAACCTGGTAGAATATTGACTGCGATGCCTGTACTTAGCTTATGCTTTTCTTGTGGTTTGAGCACAACTGACTCAGCAGCATATATATCAAGTCCTGCATCGTGTTCATGTGCCCTAGTCGGCAACGTGGCTGATTCACTGAGTTGTTTTATTTGTAATTTATTCATGTTATCTATTCCTCCACCAATCAATAATTAAATACGTAATACAAGCGATTAAGCTAAGTGTACAAAGCACGATAAGCCCTAGCAGTCCGATAAGTTGCCAAGCGAGTAGGCTCATGAGAGTTCGCCTTTATAATTCTTTAATATATTTTCTATGTCCACGAAAGCTATCTCAGGATTTGTTGGACTATCGTTATTCCCAAAATTTTGGTTTAAATCTTCCATTACTTCGAGAACTTCATCAAACGCTTGTGCTTTATTCTTCACTTCATAAAAGTAATCCTTTAACTCCATTTCCAATTCAGTATTTTCGTGATAGTAATTGTGTATAGCTTCATTGATTAAATCTTTGTGATTAGTCATTCTTCATCACGCTCCTCAGGCACATTCTCTATAATCTCTTGCTTTAACTCAGGACTAATACTCTCATCACTCATAATTCTGTATTCCAAATACTCATTCTGTTCTGTTTTACGTGAGTAGTCTTGTTGAAGCTCGTTATAGCCTTCGTATAACTCGTCATACGCTTCCTGTAAGGCTTCATAGTCATCTAATAGGACTTCGTACCTCGCATCGTCTGTATGGCTTTGTACAGCCGTTAAAATGAACCCTATGAGTATTGCAACGATGACTGTTCTGATGAGTAGGTTCATGCTCTATCAATCCTTAAAATATATTCGTCTTTAGTTTCGCTAGCAGTAATTACATGAGAAGGCAGTCTGTTCTGTATAGTCCTAGCTACGTGGATGAAGAATTTCCTGTCGTAAAAATCTTTGCTATAGCGTTTTTCTGTTGGGAATACTAGGTGGCTCATCAAGTGGTATAACTCACCTTTAATTAATTCTGGTGTGGACTTCATAATCTCGCCTCCACATCTTTCGGTATAACTTCTGTAAGCTCACGATCTGCGATGAATTGTTTATAATCTTCTGTGGTTAAATAAAACAACTGTTCACCTTTCAGATAAATGGATACTGGCACTAGCTTGTAACCTGCTTCAATCGGTATTGCGGTGTACATGTAATTCTGATTAGCGTTATACAGTCGCTTGCGGTATTTGAAGCCATATTGTTTATTGGTGAATAGTTCGAGTTGTTGCATCATAGCAAGTCCTCCAACGTCACTTGTTCACCTGCTAATGAATTGAGCCTCATATTGTCCTTGTATTCTTCAAAATCTTCTAAAGGTATAAACGTATTAGGATGGTATTGATTCTCATTGTAGACCACCTTATAGCCGTTCTTAGCCTTATCAAAAGTAGCTGTACCGATTGGTTCGATTTCATCTCTATACAAATTCAATACTTTAGCCATCACGCCCACCCCTTGAAGCACTGATCAAATAATTGTTTGTGGTAATCATTTATCACCAACTCAGTTTGTTTTACTGGCTGATCTATGCTCACTTTCATCGTAGGTCTTTTGACTCTTCTAACTTCTCTAATTGGTTCATTCTCATGTACTGGTGCGTACTTAGCGTTATGTGTTCTCTTTACTATCACAGTTTCACCCTCTATTGGTATTAGTTTATTAAACATTCCTCTTTCTTCTGCGACATTGGATCGGATGAATATCAATTGTTCTTTAGACAAATTGGTGAAATTAGATATTTCTTCGAAAGTGCCACTCACAATAAAATCGTCTAGATGATACAAAGCGTACACCTGTTCCCTGGTACCAATACGCTTCATCTCATAACCTTTTCTTGGGTTAGTTCTTAAAGACTGTACAAAGTTTCGACTTTTATTAATTGCTTCACAAATCTCTTTGATTGTTCCGCTAGCGATCAATTCGCCATTCAGAAAGAGTTCGTATACATCAATCGTTCTAATGGCTTTACTCATGCTGACGACCTCCTACACTTCAATCGCTTTGATATCTTTGACCTGATATCCGATGTTTTCTAATCGTTCTAACAATGGCTTTGGATATGGCATTGGGAACTCTTTATCCACTTTTCTTAGATATTTGATTCTGCCGATAATCTCGATAACTTCTTTATCGTCTATCGTGTGATTCTGCTGTTTGACTTTCTTTTCTAGTTTTCGTGGCGGTTTGCTAATCGCTTCTTCAACCGTCCACCCCATATCCAACCGAGCCATCAATGTTTTTCTTGAAATACCTGCTATTTCCGCATGATCTACTTGTTCTCTAGTAACTATGATTCCTTTATAGTTCATGCCACCTTTACGAATTTGTGGCATCTCAGTAATTGCTCGTTCTACTGGCCATCCTTTACAAAGACGGCTCGATAATGTTTTCATGTTAATTCCGTTATTCTCAGCAGTTTGTTTTTGCTCTTTGCTCAAATCTCTCATGCTGGTCATCGCTATCCCTCCATAAGTACACCAATACATCCGCTAATTTAGCTCTTACAGTCGATTGTGGCTTGCTTAACAGGAAATCTATCCAACTATCCCCGAACAACTCCAAAGCGCTTATATCGTCTTTTGTGATGGTCTCACGTCGTTCCAATTTATCCGCCAATCTCATTTCTGGACTGACGGGTTCATATATTGCCTGCATTACTTCACACCTTTCATGCGGTAGTCAGCACCATCTATCACAATTACTTTCGCTTTTTCCATCATTCTCGAGAACACACGATATAGTGCCTGCGATGATCTAAACTGCTCACTTGTTAAGTTCGTCGTATAGATTGTGCTTTTATTTCTTCTTGAATCCACTAATCTGAATAATTCTGATACTTCCCACTCACTCATTCGGTTTGCTCCAACGTCATCTAATATGAGTAGGTCTGCTTCTTTAGCGAATTTATAGATTGGGTGAATCTGATTTAAGTCTTTAAATCCCTGTTTTAGCTTATCCATATAGTCAGGTAATGAGATAAACAAGACTTTATCGTTTGTTGAAGTTAGGTAGTTACGTACAGCAGCAGCGAGATGCGTTTTACCAGTACCAAAAGTACCTTGCACTAGAAGTGAGTATGATTCTTTACTCATCTCATCAAAGTGTTCCGCATAGTACTTCATCTTTTTAGCGGCAGTCTCTTGTTGTTCATTACTAGGTTCGTAATTCTCGAAAGTTTTTTCTTTGTAATCGCCGTGAATCACACTTGCTTTGTTGAATGCATCGGATTTAATCCTCTTCTGTTGCTCGTTGATATACTTAATACGGTCGCATATACATCCAGACTGATTTTCTTTAACTTCACCATTTTCAAATTTGATGCGCACAATTTTTAAATCTTTACCACACCCGTCGCATACTTCACCTGTATGTTCGACTGTTGTATCTTTGATTTTGTTTTCGCTCATCAGTCTAACGATTTCTTCCATGTCATCCCTCCTAGAATCCTAGATGCTCTGTTAAATCTTTTTCATATTGACTGTTTAGATCTATGCCATCGTTCCCACGTAACTTAGACATTTTCTGTTTAGCTATATTCTTGAACTCGTCTATATCTAAATAAGATTGATTATTTAAGAATGTTGTTGGATAACGCTGGTACTGTTTATCAGTTACTGTTTGTAAATAAGCTTTTGTTCCTTCTAAAATTTTTTCGTAACCATGTTCCTTATGACACTTTTTAAATACAGTAAATGATTTCTTTTTATCTAGTTTTTTATCGTAAAGATTCCACCATTCTTCAAAGTCAGATTCAATCGCATTTTCTAAATGCGCATTACTATTTGTATTATTATTATTTGTATTATTAATAGATGTATTATTAACTTCATCATTTTCTAAATAGGGGTGTTTAATATTCTTAATAGGGTCATTTAATTTATTAACTAGGGTGTTTAATTTATTAACCACCTTTATCGTTCTTTTTTTGACCTCTTTACCTTCGTATTCAAAAGTTACTTCAATTAAATTTTTCTCATACAGTCTATTAATGATTTGAGAACATCTTCCTTTGGATATTCCGAAGAAATCGGCAAAGTGTTTATTGCTTGCAAAGCATCCCTTTTCGTTATCTAAACTATCTATTTCTACTAGAAAGAGTTTCTCCATGACACTTAATTCTTCGTTTAGCCAGACTTCTTTAGGTATCCAGATTCCTTTAAATGCTCTGTTCATTTTTTTCACCTCGTAACATGCTATTGAGTTTGTCGTCCACTTTTATCCAACTGTTAGTTAGGTGGTATTTTTTGTTAAAAGAATCCATTCCAATCTGATGCTGTTCGTTATGGTGACTTCTACATAGTGCTAACACTTGATTGTTGTAATGGTTCATCTCGTTACGATTACGCCCTTTACCTATGGCGAAACGATGTGCTAGATCACTTTTCTCCTTGCCACAAATTACACAGGTTCTATTTATCGTTGATAGATAGATAAAGTAGTTATCCTCTTTCATCAAATCGCTTGTTTTATAAGACAGTGGTATGTGATGTTCAAACACCCACTGCAATATCAAATCGATTAAGTCACTTGCCTGTCGTTTACTACAGTTTGAAAGTGATAAGCGTCCTTCAATCCCTTGCATTACCTTCAAATAGTCCATAAACATTGCTCGCATGTATTCACTTGGTTGTCCTGTTGCTTTCTCAATATCATTCACTAAAGCAAACACTTTTCTTCTCTGCTTTTGAGTAATGACAAATGGATTGAATACCTTCACATCCGCTTGGACGGTAAAGCCGTTATCTATCATCAACGTTTCATCTTTTCCGATTTCCAAACCTTTGATGACAGCAGTGTATGTGCCGTCATCTTCAAGTTTGTAACTCACGATTTCTTCCACTGCTATCACCTCGTTTCAATTAAAAAGGCAAATCTGAGTCATTGATTGGAACTGAACCTTGTGAGTTACCAAATGGATTAGGCTCATATACGCCCTGTGAGCCACCATATTGTTGGTTTGAAGTATTTGTATAGTTGCTATTGTTTTGGCTCTGAGAATCGTTATTTGAGCTATTTCCGCCTGTAAAATGCATCTCGTTTACAACAAGTTCAGTAACAAATACTTTTTGTCCGTTATTATTCTCATAACTACGACTTTGCATTCTTCCGCTCAGTCCGATTAGGTCGCCTTTTTTGTGATACTGATTAATAATTTCTGCGGTTTTGTCAAAAGCGACAAAGTTAATGAAATCTGCTTCACGTTCACCTGTTTGTTTGTTTTTGAACGGACGATTTACTGCGATTGAGTTGTTGAGCACCATCTTTCCTGATTGAGATTGTCTAGGTTCTAAGTCTTTAGTTATACGTCCGATAAAATTTGCTTGATTCATTTATAAAACTCCTTTTTTTATTGTTTAGATGCTTTGTTGATACCGTCATTTACACGAGTCAACAATTGCTTGAATTCAGTCTCTGTATGTGATTGTCTAATGCCTAATTTTCCTTTAAGTTCATTTACATCCATGTTGTACAGTTGGGATAATTCTTGCGTTTTATTATTGAGCAGTCCTAGTTGATCATTACTAGCCATCTTTTCTTGCTTAGGTGCTTGGTTACCACTTGCGCTGTTACCGTCATCATCTTGGTCAGAAGTGATACCAAACACTGCTGATAATGAGTAGCGTTTTAGATAGGTTATAAGAGCACCTGCACCTTGAGCGGTTTCTTTATCGGCTTTCATATGAACAGAATCAAATTCAATCCATTCACCACTCTCATGCATTAACATTGTTGCTACTCCAACTCTTCCTTGTTCGTCATTTAAAGCCCACTGAACGAACGATAAACCATGATTAGGGGCTTCCTGAGTAATTGCTTCTACAACGTTCTCTAGTGGTACATATTTGCTCTTGAAGAATGGATTATTCTTATCTTTTAATGGTTGCTTCACTTCCGCTTGAAACTTCGCTAGTGCTTTTGATAATTCAGAAATGGAATCCGACTTTCTCATTAAATTTGAACCTCCTCATAATCGACTGAGATTGTCTCAGTCCGTTTAATAACCTTGTACTCACCTGTTTCTAGTAAATCCGACCATTCAGGCGGTGTGCGTTTTTCATTTACTTCGTATAGCTTTGCGTGGCTGATAAGTGTCGTTAAACCAGTTGCTGATGTTACGTAAAATCCTGATGATTTATGTTGTAACAGGTAGCGAGTGTCTGTCTTATCTGTCACGACCAACACGCCCTTTAAAAACCTGTGGTATACTGTAGTTATTGAATATATTTACATCGTCACTGTTCTCAGCAGTGGCTTTTTTCATTGCTATTTCTAATCTGCGATTTCTTTGTTTCAATTCAAAAACTTGATTACGTAAACAAAGGTTCTCTCTTTCAAGTCCCTCGTTATCTTCTCTAAGTTCTTCTACTTCTTGCTTCGTCGTATGAATTAAGTTTGCAAATTCATTAAAGTTTTTTGGTCTGTATTCCATTACTAATCCCCCTAATATTGATGATCAGTTAATGCTTCTTGTAACTCTGCATGTACTGAATCAGGTACTTCATTATTCTTGTGTAATCTAATAAGAATGCGGTTTGTTTCTTTTAGTACTTCAAGTACTTCTTCAAAGGCTTCTTTGTAGTCATTTGCATCTGTTTTTGTGTTACTAAGTTCTTGTTTCAAAACGCTATTTTCTTCTTGTAGATCTTCAATCTCATATTGCATGGAGTAATACATCACCATTCAGCACCCTCCTCTTCTAATCCATAGATTTCTGAGTAAGCATCATCAATATCAGGTGTGATGCAATACTGTCTGTAGGTCATAATGGCTACGAAAAACAGTGTGAGTAATAGTATTGCGATTGCATCTTTCATCCAAGTTTTCATTGCCTTACCTCCTGTATTGATCGAGAATATCGACTACTAACTTCCTGCCCAACTCTCGTTTGATATAGATTTTTCTGTCCTTTTGAATCACTGCTTTTTGGAATCTTTCTTCATATAACAAGTGGTCTTTGAAATACTGATAAGTCAGCCCAACTTCTTCTGCGAATTCCTTTGGTGTCGTGAATAAACGTTCATCTTGTTTCTGATTAACGATGGACTGTACAATCTCTGCAATCATCGGTTTGAGCTCATCAACTTCTACTACTGTTATCGCCATGGTTATATCCTCCTTTGCATTTTCAGACGGGCATCTCTGTTCGCATTAAGCTGTTGCGGTGTGAGTCCGTAGTCATTGATTAAGCAATTTACAAAGCTAGTACCTTCAAACAGCACATCTTGTAATTCAGCTATCATGAGCTTGAGTCCTTCAAGTTCCTGATCAGTTGTATGTTCAGGATGTTTGTCTAAACAATTTGCCTTGAGTACGCTCATGAATTCTTCTATCTCACGTTCGATGCGGTACATGAACGCTAGTCTGTGACCATCGTATACTCTGTCTGATGCTGTTGGTTGTGCGTACCCCTCTGTCATCTCGTACGCCACATCATTGAGCATCTGAGCATCTCTAGTGTTATTCAGTGCTGCACTGTACATCATCTGTGTGAGTGGTTTCTGTCCGCTTTCCACTCGACTGATGTATGATTTATCAACGTGCAGTTCATTCGCTACATCCTGTTGCGTTAAATTGTTTCTTTTTCTATAACTTGCAATTACATTCGCCATGAATTGTCCTCCAGTCATCAATTTCTAATTGATTGTTGATTTGATTAGTCGTTATACTCTATTTAGAGTTAATTAAGTTAGTCGCATAACTGATAACTCATTGGTAAGGCTAGTTGGTCGCTAGTCCTTACCGCCTTCTATTCAGCTGTCCGTTCCTCTTCGGATTCAGCTAACTCTAGAGTTATTTGTCTTGTTTTCATTAATGTTGCTGTAGACGGTGTCCACTGATTGATAAAGTCGATAACAATATTGAAATATTTTTGTCTTAACTGAGTTCTAGTTTTGATATCAGCTACATCATTCACACCGTGATTAATATCTTTATATAGTGCTGATCTAACTTCTTTAGTGTTCGCTAGTGCAAAAGCATTGATAGTATTAGCAACCGTTCTATTTACTTGTCTTGAAATATAGGAATACTCCCCTGCTTCAAGCTTCACTTCTTCTTTTAAATAAGTGACATCTTTCTCAACTGTTTCTACTCTTTCAGAAGTTTCTTTTAATGCTTTAAATTGAAGTTCCAACATTTCCATTGGACTTTTAGGTTCTTCATACTTCCCTGTCTTTCTGATTTGTGGTAAAACTTCAGAAGTTACCCACTTTTTAAAACGTTTTGCAGATTCTAGTTGGCTACCAAAAATAAGAGCATATAATCCAGATTCATTGATGATGTATGTTTTTCTCATTTGACCTGAGTCGGTGATTCCCCTACTCAGCTTATCTTCTGTATCAACATGTCTTTTTAAAGCATCACTTGTATCCTTGTAACCTAAAACTTTCGCTACATCTTTTCCGACAAAATATGGTTCATCTTCGATAGTCAAAGTTCTTACATTATTTTCTTCAAAATTAAATACTTGTAATTTATTCATTTGTTACTTCCTTTCTTTGCTATACTCACCTTAGGAAGGTGGTGAACTATTTGGATAAAG